GATCTTCGTAATATAGCCTGTCGTGTCGGACTCTAACCATGTGCGATTCAAGATGCGCACAGGTCGAGACAAAAACTTTTGGAGATCACCCACTTCCATAGCAACATCCCTTGCGGCCTCTGGTGTCATTTGAGTCACTTCTGTTACCTGCTGCTGTTCTGATTCTACAAAGGAAACCAAATCCTGTGTGACGGTGACGGCGGCATTCTCAGCCGCCACAGCCACCTCATCGGACTGAAGCATGCACATTCGAGTGAACCATTCCATAGTGCAAAGACAATCTGTGCTGCCTGAGCACCCTTCTCCTTCTTCCTTTGTTTTTGTATTTTGTGTTTTCTGTTGTTTTGTTTTCTGAATTTGATTAGCAAGACATGTTTATGGAACTCAAGGTCGTCTCAAACCGAGAGTTACTTTCCGGGTTATTGATCCATCAGCCGAGATCACGCGTAAAAACGCACTTTGGGGAACGCCCTGGCGGATGTATGCATGTCCACGCTTTCTCCTACTCTACCCAATGAGGAGAACAGTAACTACAAACACACTGGTTTTTGCTTTGCCTTAGCACGAGGTGTCCAGCCACCCCGAATTTTGCGTCGCACGCACACGCTCATAGGATCGAGAGGAGCGCTCAAACGCGTACTTACACTCTTCCCACGTGCGAAGTTCTCCAACCAGCCAATCTTCAAGTTGCTCCTCCTTGATCACTTTCTGAAACGCTGCGCGCCAGAATTCGAACTTCTGTTTGCCATGAAAGAAGTATTCATTGAGTGCCCCCTGCATGATGGCAATGGAGTGGGCCTGCGGCACGGTGTCTTTCCCAACAATGCCGACCACAAGAGAGCTCTGGATAGAAGATTCTTCCAAAGGAGCCAACATTGCTCCCACATCCTCATCCTTACGCCATTTGCGTTTGAGGAAAGACGCATCCTCGATCTTGATGAAGGGCACGGAAGCACTCTCCTTGTCAGCCATAGTGTACTCGACACCAATCTGGGCCAGCTTCTTTGAGATAACAGTATGATTGAACCAATCTGACCCACGGCGAACACCCATGATGTTATCGTCGCCATAAGTGTACAAGCGCACATGCTTCTTGAACTTTGATCGTTCTTCATTCGGAGCGACCTGGCGGAAAACATAACGCATGTAGAGTGAATTGACCAAGCTATTCACAATCACCGTCAAAGGGTGCCCGGAAGGGTTAGATCCCATGAACATCATCAAATCGCCATTGAAATTCGTGAACGCAAATGCTGTGTCCTCCGCAATACACCAAATCTCATCCAAATCATCTTGCTCCATACCTGCAGCATCTGCAAATTGCACGATGATCCAGTACGCATACAGGATGAAACATGAACCCATGCGCTTGTCGAACTTGCCGAAATCACCTGCAACAATACGATCCGTTCCGAAGGTCGTGAGATAGTCATAAATATGACCCCACTCCGTGGATTGGGCCACCGTACCAGCACCAAGTTCAAATAGGAGTCTGTTGCATTGGGCCAGTCGAATGAACCACAGCAAGCGCTGACGCACCGCTATAGTCCACGCCATCGGTCCACCCACGAACACACGGACCTTTTCGGCCTTGACTTTTGCTTCAGGAATGGCTTGGTCCTTCAGGTGTGCCATGAAGATGGGATTTGCCTTTCTCTTGGATGCATACGCTTCATTGATTTTCTCGACTGCCTCCTCCATCTCCTTGGTTAGCTTCCATGTGCCCGTCTCTGAAACGAAATCGAGATAACGTCTCTTGGAGCAGTTGACAGGAGCTCCGGCAGACGTGTTTTTGTTCAACGCATCCACATATGCGACCCCGTCGGCTCCATTGATCGCTGTGTCGACTGGATAAAAGTGGACATCATCCTCCCAACCCTTGGGAAGATT